CAAGGCGACGCAATAAGGAGGTGTTTCTTCAGTCCAATTAATGACCTTGGCAGAATAATCTGCTAAGTTAAAAACAAGTCGTAGCGTATTACCGGTCAATGCCTCTTCAGTAGGTGTTGCTATCGTTCCTTCCGGAACAGGGACCGCTCTATCGCCAACAAACACCGTAGCAGTCGTATGATTCTGGCTATTAAAATTAAACTCTCGTGTGTCGGTATTAAAATCTGGTGCTACTTTACTCGAAATACTGAATAATATATTTGATGGAATGATGTACTGATTAACTTCCTTGCCATCAACAGTAATGTCCATAGATCCAGACCAGAACCATCCCTTATTGCTTCGACGTAACCCACCAATCATTGTTTGATTTATTCCTAATTTTTCAGTCCAGCCAATGAAACTAAAGGATTCAGAATCTGCATCGTATATCAACTTAGCAGATGTCGTAACAGGATTTGCAAACACCGAGTTCTTAACAACTAATGGTTGAGGCACTTGAATCACTTTATTGTTCATCATAAAGTACGCCGAGTCTGTGTTACATCTAAAGTCAAAAGTATTAGTTGCCGAGTCATAATTAGGAATACCGTCTTTAGACGGGATAAAAATAGGTGTTTGAGCATTCCCAGATAATTTAGTGATGTCAACACTGTGATCTTTAATTACTGTACTTTGATAAGGGCCACCATCAATCCATGCTCCCTGTGGCCCCCACATCCACATATGACCAGTATTAATTGTGATAAATACCCCATCATGCCCACTTGGATAGGTCTTTTTTAAAGTTGCTTCATCATCAATCGCGTGGGGTTGGCCGCCGTCAAAATTAGCAAATCCACGTTCCAACATATCAATAACCATCTGGTTAGTAGGGCGCTTACCAATTTCGGTCATTAAATCTGTCCTTACCTTATTCAACTCTTCCTTCAACTGGCTCGCAGTAGCAATATCACTAGATTTAATCTTATCTTGAATAACATCCAATTGAGCACGCATTTCAATCAAGTGATTAGCTACATCTTGGCTCAATGCTGCAATTTCATTGAATTTAGCTTGGAACTTAGCATTCCACGCCGCAATTGCTTCATCAACCTTCTTATTGCCACTAGCTACAATTGCCTCTAATTCATCGTATAAATCTTCAAAAGGGGTAATGTAGTCTGCCGGAACCAAGCCAGAAATAACCTTATCGGCTAGAACTTCAAGATCAAATTCGAGTGTCGTAACCGAATCACCATCTCGCATAATCCGGAAGAAAGCTTGAGTGTAAGAACCTGCAACTGCGAAGGCTTGTTTTGGGAAATCAAATCTAAATTGACCATTCTGTGGGTCAAGAATCACACCATGTTTGGCATCCATGATTTTATGCGTATTATCTGGAAGTGTGCCTTCAAACATGATGTTAGCACCTGTTAAGTCGTAAGGTGATCCATCACCTTCATTAACTAAATCTACAAAAACTTGGCGCATGGTATTTTCATATTGACGGGCTTGCACAAAATTGTGAACATCTGCGGTGTTAAAATCAATTTTGAAGTTTTGCACGTCCTTAACTAATGCTCGTTTATTCCCGCCAATGATATATTTTAATTTTTGCATTATTTTATAATCCCCTCGTCTTTCAAAATTTGATTAACTACTGTCCGAATAGCTTCATCATCCGTACCTAACACAATCCGATTAATGCGTTCTGTCATTTTTTCTAACTTAGAGTCAATTGACTTGGTTAGTTTGTTGATTGCTGCATCAATATCATCTTTACTAGCTAAATCTCCATTAGTAACTAATCCACTAATGATTTCAAAACCTCTTTTGATGGCTATTCGCATATCTGTACCATAATGTGCATTTTTAACAGCTTCGATTGCGTCATCAATCGTTTTAATGTCAGCCTCCATTTCAGTAGGATCTTTATACACCTGTGTCATCAGCTACCAGCTCCTTCCAGTTTCTTTAATCTCTCATTTAAGTCATCAATTGTTTTCTTATACTCGGCTAATGTTTCTTGAGTGGCTTGGTCATCATCTTTGACCTTCTTAATGTCCGTTTCAGCAGTAGTCAATCGTTCATCAGCCTTCTGGTTAAAGTCTTGGATACCTTCAACGTCTTTCTGCAACTGTGGCACGTTGGTATTGCCAAGTTGGTCGTAGATTGTCTGCAATTGACTGCTAGAGTTACCCGCACCGCCACGCATGGCAGAAACATCACCAGAGATAGTCGTGACTGTACTTGCTAGTTTGGAAACCGCTTTGGAGATATTCCGGTTCTCGTTCTGGTAATCGGTCAACCTCGGTGTCTTATCACCAATTGTTAGCGTGGACTTAAACGGATTGGTAATGTCAATTTTCTTGCTAACCACCGTCAGTAACTGCATATCAGCCACGTACGGGTTGATGAATAAGTAGCGGTCGTAAACCTTAAAGTGGTCGTAATCCGGCAACTCTAACGCCGAGATGTTCCACGAATTCGTCGACGCTTTCTGATTATTAATCCAAGCCTTAGCCTTGCTTAGCAACTCGTTCGGGTCCTTGACGTCATCCCACGTGACAGTACCATTAATGACTCCAAATTCCTTTTGAAAGTCAGGAATATTAAGGTAGTCTTTCCCGTCATTGACTGGCGCAATGGTGTAACGAACGCCAGACTTAATCGTGCCACCCTTTTGGTCACCCGATTCCTGTTCTGGTATATTTCCGCCAAAACGATAGAGGTACCAGTACCATTCGCCATTCCACCCTTGTGAATTCCGTTTCCACCAAGCGGCTAAATTTTCATCGCCGGATTTCCCGTGCTCGAACATGTCGGCTCCGCCTTGGTCATAACCATTACTCCAGCCTTGAGCACACTCTAACAGTGTGTCAGCATCTTTCATAACTGCGGTATGGCTTGGTTGGGCGCCTTTCTTGCCCAAAATAAAAACATCACCAGTCTGTAATGCCGGGAGCGTCTTAGTGTTGCCCTCGTAATGCAGTGCATAGCCATGTTTTTTAAGAAATCTGTGCAACGTGTCGGTTGTATAGAGCGTTCTATCAGTTTCGTGGACGGCTAACTCTAGAAAATAACTCACAAATGACGAGCAGTCACCGTGCGCTTGATTCGACAAGATGTCCGCGCGGAGGTAGTTGGTCTCATATTTTAAATGTGAAGACTTTGCCGCTTCGAACAGCTTTACCCCAGCTTCAATGTCAAGTGCTTGCTTAGCTAACGGCGAATCAGCAACTACCTGCTTAGCTAACGGCGAATCAGCAACTACCTGCTTAGCCCGCAACATTCTTCTCTTTTTTGATCCAAAAATTAACGGCTCCGGGTCAATCCATGTACCATTATTGGTAAAAGAGTGCGCAACTGCGTAGTTGAAGTCCTTTTTTGTCACACCAACATGAAGGTGATTGGTTGTCCGTCTGCCGACTACTTGGCCAGTCTTAACGTAATCTCCAATCTTAACCTTGATGTCGCTACTACTGCCGAATGCTTCCTGATAGACCACATTGTAGCCATCATCGGAATGGGTGACGAAGTAGTATGCCAATCCACCCATGTAGCCCTTATGCGTTACTCTACCGCCATGGACGGCGTGGACGTCGGTGCCGGGATACTTAGCCGTCCCAAAGTCTAAGCCGTCATGGAAGCCATTTTGTCGGAATTCACCGCCTGGATGAACGCCGAAAAGCTGTCCACTCTCGAACGCCACATGACCGACTGAAGGAAACGGAGACCCCCAATTACCACCTCCGCTAGCAACAATTTCAACTGGTAATTTGTCGTATCGACGTTTGCCAGTCGGTCCCCAGCCACCAGTGTGGACATCGCTAGCCCAATTTGAATCGTTAAACATTGCTAATAATTGGTCAAAACCTTTGAGAATGTCGGTATAGCCTTCGATAGCGTACGCCTTAAAAGTCGTGTCAATGAATTGCAGTAGTCCCTTGCTTGGGTGCCCAGCTGCAGCGTTAGAATCCCAGTTATTAACTACCGTTTCACTACCTTGAGATTCGTGTTGGATTACATCTTTAATGGTGGAAACTTGTTTGTTGGTTACTTTTGTATCCATGCACTTAGCGGCAAACTTAATCGCTGGTCCCCAGTCACCATTAACAGCATGCATTGGACCGCTTAACTTAGCTCCATCGTCCGAACTATCATCGTTCTTTTTATCTGGATTCTGTGTTTCAATCTGTGCACCTAGTGGAATTAACCTAGTAATTACCTTAGATGGGTCAATCGTAACGCTTGCCGATTGCATGTTTTCGGTAATCCGAATTGGTGTGTCGTTGTTATGGTCCTTGCCCGGTGCCTTAAGGTAATCTAGGTAGTTCTTACCGTCCTTATATTCAGTAATCAAAAAGCCACCAACGGAATCCGTCAGTAGCTTCTTAATAGTATCTTGGGTTGTAGCATAGTCAATTGTTCGGAGTGCGTTATCCTTGCTATTATCAACCGTTACAGTTCTTAGATTGAACTGCTTATAAGCCGGTACTTGAGTATTGTGCTCCTCAATAACCTTCTCCAGAAATTGCTTAGGCGTTGCGTTTCTAACTTCTAAAAAGCGCTGAACGCTGTCGATTAGGTAGCTTGAAATGTCTTCAAACACATAGGTCTGCAGAAATTGTCCGGAATCTTTCATCTCTCGCGTAGGCTTTAACGCTCGCCCCCGAAAGATAAGCTTATCATCGTCGTAGACCTCAACGTGCGTGTGCATTGGTCTCACATTGCCGAAGAGAGGGTTATCTTGATTGATGGTTAGCGATAAATCGTTAACATCGGACTGCTTAAGATTTAGCTTGCCTTCACTAACCGATTCGTTAACAGCGGGATCGTGGATAACAAAGCCCGCTGTATCAGTCGGCTCATTGTAAGCAATAATTCTATACATTACAGCAGTTCCTCCCTTCTAAATTTGAACCATATTGTTCCATTGCCATCAAGTATGATTTTGTTAACTCCGACTTGAATTGGGATCGACGACTTTTCATCGGTCTTCTCGTCGAGGGTTTTCGTGCCAAACGAGCCTTTAATAGTAACTTTGCCAGTCACCTCAAAGTTACTCATCACCTTATGCGATCCTATATTTTCTAACTGGATATCTCGCTTTCCGTTAACATTAAATTTGACGGGTTGCCAAATCCAGTGATCGAAATAGACGTCATCCCAAACGTCTGCACCTTCGAGGTTGTTAGTGAACGCAAATGGATAGCAATCGAATACTACCGTGACGTTCAATAATCCTTTCTCTGAATCGTCGTCAGCTTCCACACTCTTACACTTACCAATCCAGTAATAGACTTCCTCGTGTGTGTCAATTAACGCTTGCCGTCCTAATGGCATTAGTTGGCGCTTGATATCTTGCTCAACGCCTTTTCGATCGTGATAGACCCCGATTGGGATAACTAACTTGTACGTGATTTCACGGTTTTCAAAGAACCGTTCATTCTGATACATTGAAAAATCGTAGACGCCTTGCATGTATGGCACACTCTCGGTGATCTCTTTTTCTTCTGGCGTAGGCGCAGTTCGTTCGACTAAAAAAAGCCCTGCTTTTCGGCTATCAAAATCACCGAATGCAAAGCCTTCCTCTGGAATATCGTTAAATGTATCTCTAAGCGTAGGTTGTAAGTCTCTGAACCGATATTGCATTAGCGCCCCCACCTTTCGTTTAAGTCAGCATGATTACCGAGTGCCGAATCCGTACGTGTATAAGTCCTACCAACTAGGGCATCACCGTCAAGATAGATAGCTTGTTGCTTGTTAGCTATTTTTCTCAAAAGCAAGTTGTTTTGTTGTCCTACAGTCGAATCCTGTAAGGCAACCGTGCCACTAAAGTTGGCACCAAAGGTGTTCGATGATAGTGACTGAACTCTACGGAGACTATTGTTCATGTTTGAAGCATCAATCGAAGGCATCGTAAACTGCATGCTATCAGCTACCTGTCCTGCCATTGCAGTAACGTTGCTCTGTACATTGCTGAACTGCTTCATCAATCCTTCATTGAATCCAAGCATGATAGATTTACCAGCAGGGATTAATAACCGTCTATCGTAACTAATTGGCCCTTTATGCTGTTTAATCCAGCTGGCAATACCACTTACGAAACTCTGTACAGCACCATAAGCGGATTTCATACCATTCAGAAAACCATTAATAATAGATTGACCGGCACCAAATAATGAAATGCCACTAATTCCGTCTTTAACAGCGTTGGCATTTTTAGTACCAGAATTTCTAGACCCGGTCAGTCCATCCAAAATACCTTTAACGAAAATTCCAATAAGCTTGGTTCCTGATGCAAGTACTTGTCCTAGAGCATTACCAACACCATAGACGAATTTCTCAACAGCTTGAACAGCGACACTAGCAAGCCTAGGCATTGCATTAGCTATTCCTAAAATAAACTTAGCCAGCAAATTAATACCTGCATCGATAATCCTGCCTAAGTTATTTGCGATCCCGTTAATAAAAGCAACAATTACATTAACTGCTGCCGTTATTATGTTAGGGAGATTTTGCGCAATTCCATTTAAAAACGCAACGATCAAATTGGAACCTGCAGTAATTAGTTGTGGTAGGTATGTGGTAATCGTGTTCAAGATTCCGATTATCAATTGTGCAAACGCCTCTGTTATTTGCGGAGCGTACGTCACAATTGCATTAATTAACGCCATTAATAGCGTCATGAAAGTTTGGATAATTTGAGGTGTCAGGGTAACGATCACATTAAGGATTGTTTCTCCTAATGTGATAAATGCTTGTCCAATTAATGGTACATTAGTAATTACCGCATTAAGGATCCCGCTTAACAATGCACTCATGCCAGCACCGATAGCTCCCATCATTGGGATTACTAGTCCAATGTTGTTACCAAGCAAGATAAAAGCATTAACTAGTGCCGTGACACCTTTGCTAGCTAGGACTAACCCGGCTCCCATCGCAAGGATACCGGCTCCAAAAAGTGCAACACCGGCACCTGCAGCTACTACCGCAGCACCGAACGCGATTAATCCCACAGCGTTAGCTGTCAACACTGGTCCGAGCAGAGCGAAAACACCAGCCAACACGGCGACTGTTGCGCCAAACGCTACTAAGGCAACCACGCCGTCCATGCCTTGCTTAGCCAATTGCGCAATCGCAAGTACCAACACAGCCAGGCTAGCAATCACCAACGCGAATCCTGCCGCAATCTCAAGTGCAGCGAATCCCATTGCGATCATCTGTCCAGCACTTTTTTCAGCATTCTTTCCAACTGCTTTTTCACCAACAGCAGCACCTTCGGAAGTAGCACCTACAGCAGTGTTTCCGGTTGCTACGCCAAATAGCTTAGCGACTAAGCCAACTACTGCCTTACCTATCGAGTAGAAGCCCTTAGCAAGCTTTCCGACTGCCGATGCCACTTTTACTGTCGCAATTAACAAACCTCCAAAAATAACTAATGCAGGTCCTAAGACTGGAGATAGTCCAACAAAACCACGAATAACTTTCGCAATCCATGAATTAGAAGTTGTCGCCCACGTAATAGTATTATTGATCATGTCAATCATGGCACCGACAACGCCGTTTTTGCTATCCATAGCCTTGTTTCGTAAAGCTTCCCAGTTACCGCCTATTTGCTCAATTTTAGAGCCAACATTTTTCTGCATTTCTGATGCTTGCGTACTTAAAGTTTTTGATGCCGCCGCGGCACTATAAGATCCGTTTTGAATTTCTTGAAACATGCCGTCCCACGACTTGGTAACAGAGCCTGATTTATCATTAATTGAATCAAGTAACGGTCCAATTGCTTGCATTCCGGCAGTACCAAACATTGCTTTAAGATTTTTTTGCTTTTCAGACGATGTCATCCCGTCCATTGACTTGCTAATTTCTTGAAGGATTGTAGGGAATGGCTTCATATTTCCTTGGGCATCAGTAAAGCTAATCCCCAAATTCTGCATAGCCGCCTTAGCAATCTTACTTGGCGCCTGCATCTGCAGAATCGCATGGTTCAAATCTTGAGAAGCTTGAGCCGCACTATAACCACGGTTAGTTAATAACCCAATGGCTGTAGATGTGGTCTGCAAACTCATGTCAGACGCTTTTGCAGTACCACCAATCGTTGCTAATGCTTGTTGCATGTCCTCGATTGACGCATTACTTGCATTCGCAGTTAATGTTAATGCCGCCGCGGCTTGCTTTGGCGATTCTAGGCTATCGCCCCAAATGTTCATTGCATTCTGCACAACCCCCGCGGTCTGGATTAAATCAGAACCAGCCGCAGTTGATGCTTCGGCAATGGCTGGGAACTGCTCTTTAATCTGTCCGACATCCGCTCCTGCTTGAGCCATCTCAATCATGGCGTCCGCTGAATCTTGCGCTGATAAAGGCAGATCAGCACCCATCTTATTAGCAACATCCGCTAATCCTGAAATGTCTTTTGACGTTCCACCAGCAGTTACAGCTGCCTTATTTAGGGAAGCTTGGAAGTCACCGAAGGACTTAACAGAGCTAACACCTAGAGCAGTGGTCGCCCCGCCAATAACAGCCATTGACTTACCAACCCCGCTAGTAACGGCGCCAACCTTAGACGAGAAGGAAGCAGTCTGATCAGCGGCCTTTGCCATGGTTGCACTAAAATTTTTATCAATTGCGCTTAATATCGCCGTTACATTATAACTTTCCGCCATTCTGCTTCCTCCTTTCCTTAATCTTTTGGTAAGCGGCATAGCGCTCCGCAATCATGCGGCTACGTTCTTGCTTTTCAATTCGTTTAGAAGGCAGCCCTTCGAATTGATGTCTAATCTCACTGATTTCAGCTTCAGCGTCGTATAACTTATCGAGTTGGTCGTACTTCGGATGCGGATTGCTTTTACTCTTAGGTGTTTGGACCATCTGATTAAAAAAGGCTTGCAATGCTAAATTGGTACGTTCTTCTACTTTACGAAGCTGGTAAGCTTCTAAGCGCAAGTAATACTCGCTGATCGTCATACGCTCAATTTCTTGGATAGAAGTAAAGCCTAGATAAGCTAACGAAAATAGAATGATTTCGCGATATTCTTCATCGCTTGATCTTTTTCGTTTGCCATCTAGGCTTTCATGTTTTTTAATGCCAACTTAACTGCGTTAGCCTTTTTAAGTTCTTTGTTAACTTCTTTGAATAGTCCTTCAATATCAGTGTCTGGATTATCAATAAAATCATAGATTGATTCGAGGCTTGCCCGTGGTGAATTAGGGAAGGTCGCACAGTATAGGACTTGAGCCAGTACTGCTGTATCGTAGGCTTGTAAAGCTGGAATACTCTTTGTCAATCCAAAGCCCAACGAAATTCCATCGCGTTTAACTCCGATTACATTATCAAGTTCATTTACGAAACGTACTCCAAAATTCAATTCTTGTTTTTGCTTTCCAATTGTAATTTCCATGTCTTATTACTCCTTTAATTGCCGCCCCCGTAGGTATTGTTCATTTAATTGGCGACTAAATTTGTTTACTCGGCTGTAACTTTTGCCCCATCATCTGTTGGTGAAGCCGTAACATTGGTTGCTACTTCTGGTTTAGTTTCGGCATTAACTGTGAACGCTGGCACATCGACCTTATCCGATTCGTTAGTACCGTCGCTCCAAGCAATCTGATAATCACCTTCTGCAACAGCTGTACCGGCTTCTAGTCCTGTGATTGCGACCGTTGTTGCTCCAACCTCGCCTTCAAATTTCTTAGTACCAGACTTGTCATAGATAACCAAATGTTGATTAGTTCTATCTGCCATAATATGGCCTCCTTTTTAAAGTGCGTTTACAATAGCCCCGCTATTAGTGGGTGTACTAGAAACTCCCACCGGGGCTTCTATTTTGACGGTGATGCGTCTGGTACGTTTGTCCCAGCGTCCGCATCTTCCCATGGAGTTCCGCCGTTACTTTCAGTGCCATCATCGCCTTCTGTGACCTGATCCAGACCACGGAAGATATAATCCAATTCAGCTTGTTGGTCAGCAGACAACGTTAACCAGCCCCGTTGTGGGACTCCTTGGATTGCGAACGATACGTCACGTTCAGACTTATCACCAGCATCATTAGAGTTGTCATCTTCGGAGACTACTCCGCGCATGTACCACGCATAGTACTTACCATCTTTGTTTTTACGTTTCCGATTAACACCCCAGATTTCCATTACTTCATTGTTCATGATCGAATCAATTAGTTGGTCAGCAATCTTCGAAGTGTTATTAATGAAGTCGATTTCCACGTCCGTTTCCAACGAAGAACTAGTTTGGAATCCTCCATCTTTTGTGTCTTCCGTGTCGGCATCTCGCTTGAAGTCAATCTCAAACGAAGTTTGCCCAGGGATTAACTGCGCTGCTTCCGTTTTGGCATTGGATAGCTTACGAACGTAACCGACAACATCGTCACCGGAGAACTTAAGCACGCTATCATTTTTGGTTTCTGGCATTTATTCTTCCTTCCTTTCTATTGAATCTGTAGTTCAACCGTTACAATTCCATGCAATAAGGTTGAATTAGGTACGCTGGTGTCAATCAAAGTGCGGGTTGATTGTTGTTGAGCTTGCCCGTAATACGAGTAGTTTTCTGTATTGATATGACCAACAGAGGCATAAAAAAAGCGCTCAACCATATCTGTAATGGTTAAACGCTGTTTCGGTATGCCCCAACAATCAATGGTTAGCACGATTGATCCAGTCAATTCTGTTTTGGTGTTATTTTTGTTATCTTCGACGCTACTCATTACGACGAACGGATATTTGACCTTGTCAGGTGGCAAGTAGTCGTATGTGTCGTATCCCATTTTCCGGGAAAGCATGAAGTAGCGATCGTAGACGTCTTGTGCTGGTGATTTTCTGATATTAACCACCTACCTTACTAAATTATGCAAATCGCTTAAAAATAGTGGCCGTTCCTTTCGCCAAGCCGGACCCATGTATGGTTGAGCAGCCATAAAACGAGTACCAAATTCTTGGTATCCTGAGTATTCTGCAGAAGAAATAACTGCTCCTGCCATTCCGCCTTTTAGCAATTGCGAACTAATGCCACGTTTTAGATTACCCGTATCAACTGGCGCCAATTCTTGAGCTTTGCTCTCCATATTTGCAGTATGGGATTTAACAATAGCTTTAACTGCACCTTTTTGAGCTTTTTGCTTCAATTTTCTAATTAAAAGGTCTTGACCTTTGACTGAAAAATTATAGTTACTCATTCTGCGTTTCTCCTACAATGTATCCCATGATTTTCAACGGATGCACACCCGTCTGAAGCTTGTAAAACGTATCCCCGCCGTTGACAGTCAGTACGTCCCAGCCGTCATTAAACGGCTCTACCAAACGGACAACCAACCTATCCACGTCGATGTCGCCAAATAATTGTTGCGAGCGGTCAACGCCTAGATGTGTGACGTTAGCAATTGCTTCACCAACCATAACTGGCTCTCCGCTAGGATTACTTGGATCGTAATGGTCATTTGATTTGTAGAATTGAACTCTGTCCGTGAATCGCATCTCATCACTTCCCTTGATAGCCTGAAATGAAGCTAACCTTACCTAACGATGTAGGCTTATCTTCTTGATCAGCTAACCAATCGACGATGTCATCTTTGAAATCGTCGAAATCATCACTGTTAAATGTGATTGATTCACCTTCTTGGGAATAGTTAGCCATTCCTTCATTTTTAAGGCGATTGAAACGCCGTACAGCCACTTCTAACAAGATGTAGTTGAGTTCATCGGGGACAGTCTCGCTTGCTTTCCTATGGAGCTTAATTTTTAATGATGCCGACGTATTATCAAGGATTAACTGTAGTAATTCATCTTTGCTAACATCGTCTTTCTTCAGCATCAGTAGCTTTTTAAGATTCTTCAAATCTTCTGTTTCAGCCATTTGACAACCTCCTAGGCGGCGTCAGTGATTGTTACCGCTAATGTTGTGGTCAATTTGCCGCTAGTGAACGTGATAGTTGCTGTTCCAGCCTTAACGCCAGTAACGGTAAATGTTCCATTACTCTTCTTAGAAACATTTGCTACGGTTTCGTCACTTGATGTGGCAGTTGTAGCCTTAACTACGGCGTCAGCATCATTCGCATCTGTTGGATCACTAGTGATGGTAATATCTTTAGCGTCCCCCACCTTCTCGGACAACGTTTTTTGACTAGCGGTAATCCCACTAGCAGGTGGGTTTACGCTTTTGGGGCCGAGTAGATAAGGTTTTTATCGTAGTAAACGTAAGCTGTGTAATGTTCATCAGCTGTCATGATGGTTGTCTTACGAGTAATGTCTCGGTCAGTTTCAACTTGCACACCACGCTTCATGATTAACTTGAGAGCTGGCTTAGTTGGATCTACCTTGATAAATACTGCTTCGCCTTCTTTTAACTTTTTAGAACGCACAATTTGAACACCTAACACATCAAGATATGTGCCGTTGATTAATTGGTTGGCGCCCACTTCTGAACCAAGCTTTTGTGTCATAGCATCTTTACGAACCTTAGCTGCATCCTTAGGGCTCATAATTGCCACTACTACCTTGTCATCTTCATCATCAAAGATATCAAGCGCGGCTTGAATGCCATCAACTGTTGGATCGAACGTGATTGTTTGAGTTGCTGTCTTAGCAGCTTCCAATACGTCGTCATCAACCTTATTGGCAAGCGATAAGCCTAATTGACGAGTAGATTCACCAAGCGGGTCTCCATATCCTGAAAGTACTGCTTCATCAGTAATAGAAGTCCCTTTAGCAGCCTTCTTAATGGTCGCTTCTTGCGTTTCCGTTCCTAATTTATCAAGCGGAATAGCTTCACCTTCGCCAATATCTTGTGCATCGCCGATGTAGGTAAACTTAGGAAACTTCAATGTTGTCCCTGGTTGACCTTGCAGAGTAGTATCTACATTTGCTAATGGTGAAAAACGAAGTGCCTTCTGTAATTCATAGGACACAATCGGTGCTAATACCTCTGGGTTTGTTAAATCTGCAATTTTTGTTGGGGCTGTATCTGCCATTATTTAATTCCTCCTGTTAATTTATTAAACTTGTCGGGATCGTTTGCAAGTAGTTGAACCTTTTCAGCCAAAGTCATCTGGTCAAAGTCTTTTGTTGAAACCTTAGCCGATTTCTTGCCACTGATTCGTGGTGTCGATCCTTTCATAAACTCTTTTCTAGTGTCTTCCTTGATATTGTTAATCAAGTCTGTCAACGCCTTTACATTCTCGTAAATAGCGTCATTATCAGTACCATTGCCTACTACCATGTTAAGGACGTCATCACTCACTACTAAGCCTTGGTCTTTAAAGACTGCATTAGTTTCATTGATAGCTTTAGTACGGGCGATTTCAGCCTTTAACTTAGCAATCTCATTATCTTTTTCAGTTTCTTCCTTTGACTTTTTGTCATCAGAAAAAAGCTCCTTGATTGATTTGCGTCCGGACTTCAAATCATCAAGCAATTGAGATTGTTCATCGTACTTCTGCTTCAAGTCATGGTTTTCAGCTGTTTTAGAATCTAGACGCTTCTTGAGCTTATCAACGGTTTTGTCGCCATCGATATTCTCATTTTTGCCATTTTCTTCTTCGTTTTCCTCTTGTTGTCCTTGTGCATCTTCCGAGCTAGCATCGGTGTCTGCATTAGGATCAAGATTATCATTAGTAGCATTGCCGCCATCGTCTGATTGTTCAGCGAAGAATTGTAAGTTCATTGGTAATTTTTCTTCTAGTTTCATAACGATTTCTCCTTTTGCTCGCATTTAAAGCCTTGGGAGGCTACTCAGTTGTTCTTTTAGCTCTGCAAACAGGAAAAAGAGCATAAAAATAGCGGTAACCGTAATTAGTCATCGCTATTAGTTTTGTCATGCCAAGCCGAAATGCTGCATCTACAATTGGGATGCACAGGTAAATCTGGAACATCATCGACCGAATAAACGCCGTCGTTATGGGATGCTATCTCAAGGCATATCTTGCAAGCTGACGGCTCTGCAATCCACTTGACATATTTATATTCATACTTTGTAAAACTCTTTAATTGAGCGGTTGCTGCAACTCTAGCGGATTCTGTACGTGCTAAACGTTCAGTTACATATCTAGCATTGTTAACCTCATCTTTAAGATAAGGCTTCAAATCTCGTGCAATCACCCTCGGATTCAATCCCTGCACCATCTGTTTGGTTAGCAATTGGTCAAGCTTAGCTTTAAAAACGTCGCTATTAGCCCATAATCGTTCGCTAAAATTAGCATTGCCCGTAGACGCCATTACAATGCTAGACGTTTCAGCCGCTTTAACTGCTCCAGCTGAATCGGATAAGATACCAGCCTGTCGTTTTAATTCTTCAACATACTCATTGTTGAGTCGGTCAGTCATTGAGCTGTATATATCCATGTTAGTGTCAATCATTTCTAAACCTATCTGGGCTTTGAGCATCTCTAAACGATTAATGCGCATTGTAGCATTGTACAAGCGTAATCGAGTGTTGACTTCGTCTGAAAAGTCGGCATATTCCACTTTGCCTTTCCTTTTGAAGATATCTCTCGCTTTTGCTACCAGCTTCTTGGCTTGGTTAGAAAATGCCTTAACATCTTCTTGAGCAACTTTCTTCCGCGCTTCGGCAAGCGTGTAGCCTTCCCGCTTAGCATACCGGGTGTACTGCTCGCTGATGTCCTTGTTAATGCCATCTAGTAACGTGTCGTAATGCTCCTGGAGAAACCTATCGAAGTCTTTATCAGTTTTGATGTTGGATTCAATCCACTTGCGTTCCTCTGCCTCGCGCTTCTGCCAGTATTGCCTAGTCTTCTTGTTCAGCTGTTTCTGATTCATTGTTCATACCAGCTTTCTGTTGGTCAGTCAAATTACCAGTTACCTCTAGTGAGTTCTTAATTGCATCGGACTGTTCTTTTTTCATGCGATCAATTTCATTTTTTGGATCATCGACAATTGATAGCGCAGATAATTGCGTTTCCTTGCTGGTAATTCCTTCAAGACTCTTAGCAGTAGCAGCTTCGTCAGCAAGATTGGCAGGAATGTTCTGTGAGAATTTAAATGATAAGTTCTGCCATTCGTCTTTTTTATTATCATCCAATACTGTGCCAATACCAAATAACAACTTATATAGTTGTCTCAACGATTGAGTAAACTTACGCTCTTTATTCATCGCTAAGTTTCTCATCGGCAATAATTTGTATTGCATCGCCACGCCTGAACTATTTCCCGCAAAAGCCTCATCATTGAGATTTGAAACCATGCTAATTTGATAAGCAAGATTGGTAATTCGGTCAATCAAATTCTCTTGCATATTGTCGCCGTCTGGCTTCGATAGAAACTCTAATTTAGCGTTAGTTGCATCAGCGTCTGGCGAATAGATGATTTGTTGACCTTCAAGATTTACTTTGGGATTACCTTCCTCGTCCTCTTCAAGTTGAACGCCAAGCATTGCTAAATAGGCATTGTCAAAATATTCGACCTGGTTAGCTTTTTGACTTAACGTATTATCCAATGCATCAATCAGTGTCTGCACATTATCTAAAACGCCTTGCCTGTCTTCGTTTTGAAAGAACTCAACGGCCGGAACTGTACCGAACTGATTAACTTCACCATCATCCATCTTGAACGTGTCAGACAAATCATACTTAATATCATTTGTGATGACTTGTCCATGGAGTCGATTATTGATGTAATAGTAATTAACGAACGCAATCGGGTTCATGTCAACTGTGTCATCGTAGATGATAAAAGCGGATAACGGGCTTGCGTACTGCACTCGTGTCTCACTATCCTCATCTTGATACAAAAAAGCAATCGAACGACCATAGATATCTACTTGCCGACTAATCTCGGATAGCTTATCTTGAAATGAATTCTTGTCGTTCCATTGCTTTAATTTTTCGTTATCTTGCTTATCATCAAGCGTAATTTTGGGTGGAATTCCAATAAAAAATCCGTTAAACGTTTCAACAATATAGTGTGCCAAATTAGCTACTAATCGGTTATCCGGGCGGTTACCGCGGTGTGTGTCTTTATGCAAGATGTCATGATCGCCGATGTAATCTTTTCGCAAACTTTTATAGTGTTCTGCAATCATCATGTGTTGCAAGATAAAATCTAATACATCTTGTCCCGTCAACTCTTTGTCTGCTGGAAATACCAACGTATTGTTATCAGTTACTAATATGTTTTCATTAATTCCTTGGATAAGACCACCTCCTTAAATATAATCATTTCTCAATACTGCGGCTTTATTGCCTTGCTTAAGTCCTAGTTTGGAAGCTAGGTCCATAATGATGTACTTAAATGCGTCACACGTATGGTCGTCTTCTTTAATAACTTTAGGTTCGTCCAGTTCAAAAGTCTTATCGTCCCATGAATAGCGTTCATGCTGGTCAATAAAGATTTTATTGTCTTCATTATCCAAATAATAAACACGGCCTTGAGCCAATAAGTTAGACACGAAGTCAATCATTTCAGCTTCTTTCTTCTTTACCACACCATGCCAACGCAAGTTAAACTCTTTCACAAATTCATTTCGCATCGCACCTTCTGCCGAATCAATCGTTAGCTTGATGTAGCGCTTGTTTCCGTAACGTTTCTGAACGGTATCTAAAAACGACTTAATTTCTGGAACTAAGTCGCTAGGTGCTTTCTTATTCGCTTTGTTGTGTGGACTGTAATAATAAGTGTCTAACACGATTACTTTGCCTTTAGACGTCAATCCAATAACCACGGCTGTCGTAGCCGAATTAATATGCCCTGCGTCCAAACCAACGGCTAGCGATTTAATCTCATCATCGGTTGGTATCTCTTGCAATTTGTGGAACAACTTCATGTTGTACACATTGTTACCGATACCGATTGATTTACCTAAGTACAGCCATGAATAATAGTTATAGTCATTCCGCTTGTATTTCTCAATCATGCGCAGTTGTTCAGGCTGGATAATACCTAGCCTATCCATAGTGTAATCAGACGTATCAATGAAATAGTCCTGGTCTCCTGCCATCGCTTCTGCCCACTGATTAACCCAATTATATTTACTTTTAGGGGGGTTAAACGAGTAGAATATCTTAACGGCATCTACGAACGGGCTTTTTTGACGTACAAAAGTACTGTTAGATTGGTCAAATACTTCACCGCTCTTAAAGTTGCTTATTTCTTCGTACCAAAGTGCAATTACATTGCTAATCGTGTTCGACTTAAGCTTTTCTGGATTGTCAGCACCATAGAATCGAAAAGTAGAACCTGTACGTATGTGTTCAATTTTCATAGGACTAACACTAGATCTAAACTCACTAGTCATGCCCAGCATATCAATTGCCCATTTAATCTGGTTAAAAACTGAATCACGTAAATTAACGGCATTCTCACGAACGCAAACTATGTTGGCTTTGTGATTGCGCTGAATCTGTTGCTTCATCATCATAACCAGCTTAAGACTAATGGTACTGGACTTAAACGAATTACGCCCGCCTTTGAGAATGAAATAATTCTTGTTGGAATTAAAAAACTTATAAAAGTGCGGTTGTATTAAGTCACTAAGTTTAATTACCTTATTCATCTGGCAAATCACTCACAATCACTGTCTTATCTTCTAAGTTTGTAGCATCGGTCATTACTTTGGCTTTGTACTCACTTATATCAGCTTCCGCGGTAAGCTTCCGAATCTGTTGCTCAAGCAACTTATCATTGTCAGGATAACGTTTAAGAATCTCTTTAGCAGCGCTAATCTTGGTTTTAACATCAGCCGGCACCTTCACTGTGCTTACATCGTACTGTGTGGTGACTACCTTCGTTTCAAGCTCCTTACCTCTAACTACATTAGTAAGGAACTCTAAAGCTTCCTGTGCGCCCATAATGCGGTCTGATTCAATCTCTCGCATCTTCTCGGTAATGTACGCCTTAATGTCAGGTTTTGTCAGGTTTTCACTACCAACAGATTTGGCTGTCTTCTTACTGTAACCCGCACCAATTGCCGATTGAGTAGCATTGCCAGTCTTGATGTAATTGTCCGCAAATTTCTTTTGTTTCGCTGTTAGTTTCATTACATGTCACCACACCTCCTTTAAGCAAAATAAAAAGCCACACAATGATAACGTCATGTGACCTTAGTTATAAGAATGAGATGGTGAGGATTTGCACCCCACATGACGTGTTGAAAGTGGTTTAGGAACGAGTATGCCTAATAAATTAGGTTCCCTCTCAGCTGAAACTTCACCACTGTTTTTGTAGGCTGATTGCTTCTCGGTTGTGTCCGTTCCGCCATTCCCGCAATCTTCTACCAAGCCTTTTGTCTTATCAACCGTAGCGTCTACCTATTCCGCCACATCTCACCATTAGTAGGAAGTGCCATGATGGTTTCCGAGATGACACTGTGCGACCAGTCTCATCAGCATAATTGCCGAGTCGCCTCTTTCGTTAAAGTGAATCCTACTATTCAATCTTTAACACCTTTAATAGGGCACCGGGGAATCGAACCCCAGACGGATGTACACGTATTTCCCTAGTTGGAATTGTTGAAACGGAATCCGCTAACCATCTGCCCTACATCTTTCGATACTACCAATATAACGGATACTAACTCCAAAAGTACTCAAGTTTTACTCCATATTTACTCCAGATTAACTCCACTTTTTTATTTTACAAAAGCTTGGCATTCCAGCCTTTCAGCTACATCTAATAATGCTGCTTCATGCCAATTAAAATAAGTGGTCGATGACATGTTGTAATACCTGTTGGGAAGCCGTTGCATTAACACGTCCATGTAGTAGCCGTGGTCTTCCTCATAGCCTTCACAATAGACAATTTTAAGCAACTCACGATAATGGTACTTTCTACAACTATTGATCGCCCAATCTACCCATTTGCAGAACACTTTGCCTTTTTCGGCATTAATCATTCTTTGTTCAACATATTCTGGAGCGGGTGCCGTTGCACTTGGTGCCCCATCACCAAAGCTGGCGGTAACTTTCGGGTTAACCGGAGCATTGATATAAGCTTTGTACTTACGGTATTTAGACAATATTTTTCTTGCGTTATACTTGGTCTGTTCTTTATCTAATTCTGGTAATAATGACACGCCCTCAGC